CTTTCATTTGCCCCGGAAAGGCCCCTATACGAGGGGGGTACAAGGTGGTGACACGCATGACGACCGATGACACAACCGAATATATGGAAAACGCATCCGATTTCGATACATCTCTACGACTCTACGATGAGTTGGAAAAAGCTAAACGGATCAAGAAAGAGATGACGCGACTTCGCCGGCTATTCAAGTCATTGTCTAAGGACAAGCAGCAGGCGGCGGAAGGGCTCATCCAAGAAGCGGCATTCATGCGCGTCACGCTGGAGGAGACTCGCCATATCATTGACCGCGCGGGCGTCATTGAGGTGTTCGAGCAGGGCAAGCAGCGATTCCTCCGCGAGCATCCGGCCACGAAGGTGTATAGCTCGTTCATCAACCGGTATGTGGCGGCATGCAAACAGTTGTTCGATCTGCTTCCTGATGGCGGGCACAAGGAGCAGGAAGATGAACTGATGGCATTCGTGAAGCGACAGCGGCGATGATGAGGGATGGATCAGACTAACCATATTCTCGAATATTGGAGCAAGATCCAGGCGGGCGAGATAGTTGCCTGCAAGCGCCTCAAACAGCAATACGCCAAGCTGGTAGACGAGCTTCACAACCCACGGGATCCGTGGGTTTTTGATTTGGCGAAGGCCAACGCGCCCATAGAGTTCATCGAGAGATTCTGCCGCCATAGCAAGGGCAAATGGGTAGGGCAACCCGTCAAGCTGGAATTATTCCAGAAGGCCAAGTTCCAGGCCATATTCGGATTCGTGCATAAAGAGACAGGCTTCCGTAGATGCAGGGAAGTCCTGACGGTAGAAGCCAGAAAAAACGGGAAGAGCACGGAAATGGCCGGGCTGGGGCTTTACATGCTCGTCGGCGATGGCGAAGGCGGGCCCGAAATCGTTTCGCTCGCAACCAAGCGGGACCAGGCTCGCATTGTGTTCAACGAAGCCACGAACATGGTGGGGCAGTCGCCTTCGCTGCGCAAGCATATTCGCAAGCGCAAGAACGACTTGTATTTCCCGGTAGCGTTCGGGAAGTTCGAGCCGTTGGCATCCGAAAGCAAGAGCCTTGACGGACTGAACATTCACTGCGGCATAATCGACGAACTTCACGCGATCAAGGACCGCAACCTTTACGACGTGATCAAACAGTCGTCGCCGTCGCGGGAACAGTCGCTTCTCAGCATGATCACCACGGCTGGATTCGTGCGCGAGTGCATCTATGACGACATCTACGAGTATGCCTGCAAGGTGCTGGACTGCGTCATCGAAGACGAGCAATTCCTAGTGTTTATCTACGAGCTTGACGACCGAAGCGAGTGGACTGATTTCCGGTGCTGGGAGAAAGCGAATCCCGGCCTCGGCACAATCAAGAGTTATGAAGTATTGGCTGCCCATGTAGAGCGCGCCAAGCACAATCCGGCATTCCTGCCCACCGTGCTCACGAAGGATTTCAATATCCGGGAGACTGCTGCGGGCGCATGGTTGACGTTCGAGCAGGCTAATAATGAGGCTGTTTTCAACATCGAGGACCTGCGCGACTGCTACGGCATAGGCGGCGTGGACCTATCGGCCACAACAGACCTCACGGCTGCCATGGTGTTGGTGCTGAAGCCGGGGAGCGAGCAGTTATGGGCGATTGTCCAGGGATTCATGCCGGGCGCTACCATCGAGCAGCGTAGCATCGAGGACAAGGTGCCGTATGACAAGTGGGCGGAGCGGGGTCTTATTACTTTATGCCCAGGGCATCGGGTGGACTATCGCGTGGTAACAGATTGGTTCGCGTCGCTGCGAGACAGCTACGGCATTGTCGCGTATTGGGTTGGGTATGACTCTTGGAACTCGCCCGCGTGGGTAGAGGACATGGAGACGCGGTTGGGATATACGGCAAAACAGAATCTGCTGCCCGTGATCATGGGGGCCAAAACGCTGAGCGCGCCCATGAAGGATCTCAAAGCGGAACTCGCGTCGAAGCACGTCAACTACAACAACAATCCGTTGATGAAGTGGGCCTTGACTAATATGTCCGTGGAGATGGACAAGAACGAAAACATACGGCCTATCAAGGGCAAGAATCAGCGCCAACGCATAGACCCAGCGGTGGCGCTTCTCATTGCCTATACGGCGCTACAAAACAACCTGGAAGATTATAAGGGCCTGATAGGGTGGTGATTGAATGTCGGAAAAGAGGAGTCTGTTCGCCAAGATCTTTGGGGCTCTTCGTGGCGTCAGAGAGATGGCGCAGCTCCGGGTGTTGTCAGGCTACACCCCAGTGTTCTCCCCTTGGTCGGGGCAGCCCTATGAGGCAGATGTTGTCAGGGCGGCTGTGGATGCAATAGCGCGGAACGGCGCGAAACTCCGAGCGAAGCATGTCCGCCGTCAGGGGACGGAGATCCTTCATGTCGGCGGCGAGATCGAGCGGATTCTGTCGGTCAAGCCCAATGCGAACATGAGCGCCTACGATTTCCTGTACCGGCTGATTACCACGTTGATGCTTGACAACAACGCCTTTGCGTATCCGGTATGGGACGGCCCTCGCGTGGCGGCGGCATGGCCGATCAACTCCGTTATGGCGGAGTTCCTGGAGGATGACAGCAAGACTATCTATGTCAAGTTCTACTTCGGAGACGGCGGAAGCGTCACGCTGCCATACTCGGAGGTCATACATCTGAGGCGGCACTACTACAGCAACGACTTGCTGGGGGAGCCTAACACCCCAATCAACAACACGCTGTCGGCCATACACACGACCAACGAAGGGTTGGCTCAGGCCGTCAAGACTTCGGCGCACTTGCGCGGCATTCTGAAATACCAAGGGGTGTTGAAAGAATCTGACATAAAGGCGAACCGCGACAGGTTTGTAAGCGAGTACATGACTATGCAGAACGCGGGCGGCATAGCTGCGCTGGATGCCAAAGCGGAATACAAGGAGCTTACAACGCAGCCGCTGATGGTCAACGCAGCTCAGATGAAAGAGCTGCGCGATGCTGTATACCGATACTTCGGCGTCAACGAGAAGATAATCAGCGGCGACTATAACGAGGACCAGTGGAATGCCTTCTACGAGTCCACCATCGAGCCCATAGCGGTGCAGTTGTCGCTGGAGTTTACGTCCAAGCTGTTCACCAGTCGTGAACGCGGACATGGCAACGAGATCGTGTTTGAGGCCAATCGCCTGCAATACGCGAGCGTAAAGACGAAGCTCGACTTGCGGGAGATGGTAGACCGCGGAGCCATGACCCCGAATGAGTGGAGAGAGGTGTTCAATCTGGCTCCCGTGGATGGGGGCGACAAGCCGATACGCAGGCTGGATACAAGACCGACAGAGGAGGACAAGCCGGTGGATGGGGGTGAGGCCGATGGAGAAGAGCAAAAGGGAGATTAGATTCGCGGAACTCCGGGCGCTGGAGCCGGAGCCGGATAAAACTGAAATGGTAGTCGAAGGTCGGGCCGTCGTGTATGACAGCCTGACAATGCTGTACGAGTGGGGCGGCATTCAATATTTTGAGGTGATTGCCAGGGGCGCGCTGGACGGCGCGGACCTGACGGATGTTCCGTTCAAGTACAACCATTCCGATGCCGTGATGGTGATGGCGCGGACGCGCAATGGGACGCTGCAGTTGATGCCCGATGACCAAGGACTTGTGATTCGGGCGACGCTGGCGGGCACCACGGCAGGGCGGGACCTATACACGCTGATCAAGAGGGGCGATATCGACAAGATGTCGTTCGCTTTTTCGGTAGCTGAGGACGCTTACAACAGGGATACTCGGACCCGCACGATCATCAAGTTCAAAAAGCTCTGGGATGTGTCGGCGGTGGATATCCCGGCATATTCAGATACCTCGATTTCCGCGCGAGGGTATTTCGAGGCGCAGGCGGAGGCCGAGCGCCAGGCGGCGGAGGCTGCTGCGAAACTGCGGAAGCAACTCATTATTCGCACTTACTTGTAGGGAGGCAATAACATGTCGATACATGCCAGACTAGGCGAGATCTCTGCCAGACGGGTGGAGATTCGCGGGCTGCTTACGAGCGGCAACGAGGCCGATCTGAACAAGATCGAAGAGGAACTGAAGGCGCTGGAGGCAGAAGAGACCGGGCTTCGCAAGCGCCTGGAGATGGCGCAGCGCATCCAGAATAACGAAGTTGAGACGCGCGTCGTCACGACCACACGGAAGCCTGAGACCCCGGAAGACCGGATGGTTGACAGGTACGACACCGCGGAATACCGCAAGGCATTCATGGATTACGTCACGCGCGGGGTCAGATCGGACAAGCTGGAGTTTAGGATAGACCAGACTACCGAGCTAGGTGACATTGGGGCGGTCATCCCTACCACGATCCTGAATCGGATTGTGGAGAAGATGGAGGAGTCCGGTCGGATCTGGAGCCGCGTAACGAAGACCTCCGTCAAGGGCGGGGTGCAGATACCCGTAAGCTCGGCGAAGCCTGTGGCTACATGGGTAGCCGCCGGCCAGATGTCGGACAAGCAGAAGAAGGTAGTTGACGACACAATCATGTTCAGCTACCACAAGCTACAGTGCCGCGTAGCCGTAGAGCTGGTGACCGGAACGGTAGCATTGCCGATCTTCGAGACCACGCTCTCTGAGAACATAGCCGAGGCCATGGTGAAGTCGTTCGACGAAGCGATTCTCCTGGGCTCCGGCGTCGGGGAGCCTCTTGGCATTGCCAAGGATCCCAGCGTGCCGGCTGGTCAGAGCGTCTCTGTGGCGGCTGCTGATTTCAGCAAGTATGAGACTTGGACCAAGCTGATGGGTAAAGTGCCGCGCAAGTATCGTTCGGGCGTCGTGTTGATCATGAACGACGGCGACTGGACTTCGCACATCGAAGGCATGGTGGATGCCAACGGCCAGCCCGTGGCGCGCGTGACCTACGGCCTTACCGGCGACGCGCAGGAGCGCTTCCTCGGGCGAGAAGTGATAGCGATAGAGGATCACTTGCCGTCCATCGATACCGCCGATGTTGGCGACGTGGTGGCGATACTGGTCAAGCTGCCCGACTACATGGTGAACTCAAACATGGCGATCACCTACCGGCGCTACTTCGATGAGGACAAGGACGAGTGGGTCTCGAAGGCGACGGCCATTGCCGACGGAAAACTGGCCGATCCCAACGGCGTAGTGCTGATCAAGAAGAAGTAGGAGGATGCCAAGTGCGAGCTTACAACCATAAATATGGCCAGACGATAGAAACGGACGTGCCCGGTCTCGATGCAGACCGGGCCTTCGTTTCCCACGTGCAGTGGGCCAACCCTGCGGCGGCAGACGCCGATGCCATAGGACTGTGGCACCTGACTGCTATTGGGCAGACCGTCGTCACCGGACTGGTCAACCCTGACTACCCTCGGGCGCTTGCCGTGGTGGGCAGCGTGGCTGGTATTACCGGCGATGTGACCATCACCGGCACCAACATGGCTGGTGAGACCATCACGGAGACGCTGGCGCTTAATGGCACGACCGCGAAGGCGGGGACCAAGGCGTTCAAGACCGTGACCAGGGTCGTTCTGCCGGTGCAGACCCATGCTGGAGTAAAGCAGGTCGAGACGGCGACTATCGTAGGCACCATTACCAAGGCCGGTACAGCGACCGTGACGGTGAAGTCGGCTCATTACGCGGACGACCTGGTGATGCACGTGGCCGTGGATCAGGGCGACGATGCGGCGGCGGTAGCGGGCAAGATGCGGAGCTACATTGCCCCGATCGTGGCTGACCATTTCACCGTGAGCGGCGAGGGGGCCGATGTTGTGCTGACTACCAAGGTAGCCGATGCCAACGACCCCACGCTGAACATCGCCTACACCAACGGCACTTGCGAGGGCCTGACGCCGGACGCATCATCGACCGACACAACCCCCGGCGTAGCAGACGACCAGGTATCTGTGGGCACCACGGATGCGCTGGGCCTGCCCTACAAGTTGGCCCATAACACGGTGCAGGCGGCATACCTGGATAACACCCAAGACGCGGGACCTACGGTGACTGTCAGCGCAACGGCGCTGGAATTGAATACCATCGACCTGAACAGCGCCCTTAATGGCAAGGCCGTCGATGCTTACCTCCTAGTCTAGGAGGTGGCGCGCGATGCTGGCGATAGTCAAGGGCGCTCTGCGCATTGACGGCAATGACGCGGACCAAGAGATTCAAGATCTCATCGACGCGGCCATGGCAGATCTTACTCTCGCCGGCATCGCTCCTGAGCATGACGGCGCAGACCCGCTCATACGGCGGGCCGTGATCATCTACTGCCGGGGGCACTTCGACTATGACTCGAAGTCGGCTGAACGGCTGATGCAGTCGTATGAGATGCTGAAGTCTCACTTGAGCCTCGCGGAGGACTACAGGGAGGCTGGCGCCTGATGGAACTACGTCATCGTATCTCCATCGGGCGATACGCAGCCGGCGAAAACGAGTGGGGCGATCCGGCCCCGGCGACATGGGATAACGTAGCAACGGTATGGGCGGCTGTCGAAGGTCTCGGCGGCCGCCTTTACTTTGAGGCGCAGCAGACGGATCAACAGTCAGATCACAAGATCACAATCCGCTGGAGGCGCGGCATCGAACCAGGGATGACCGTTCGCCACGATGGACGCGAGTATACGATTCAGGCCGTCGCGGACAAGGAAGGGCATCGCCGCTGGCTGGAGCTGATCTGCCGCGAGGTGAGGCCGGCGTGAGCAAGTTGACTATGCGCTGCCGCGTCACAGGCGGCAAAGAGATTCAGCGGAAACTGGAGATGCTGCCTCGCGAGATCGCAGCCGGGCCCATGCGCGATGTCACAGTGATGGGCGGCGACATGCTCAAAGGCTATGCGGTAGCCAATGCGACGGCAATCAAGAAGACCGGGACGCTCGCGGAGAGCATCAATGCTGAGCTCGACAAGAAGGAGACCGTGGGTACTCGCGTCACAGTCAAGATCGGTCCAGGCGGCAAGGGATGGTATGGGCGGCTGGTAGAGCGCGGCCACAAGATCAAGGTGGGGCGCACCGCCACGGGTACAGACGGTAAACGCAAAGTTGTGTATGACGAGGCTGGGGAAGTTCCTCCGCATCCATGGCTCAGACCGGCGCTTGATAACAACCGCGAGGCCATTAAGAAGGCGATGGCTGCTGAGATGGAACGGAGGCTGAAACAATGGTTCCCGTAAAACCCAGACAGGCGCTGCATGCCCATCTCAAAGCAGATCCGGGAGTCAAGGCAGCAGTAGACACGCGAGTGTATCAGCGGCGAGTGCCCCAAGGGGCTACAAAGCCGCTGATACTGATTTATCCGCCAACAAGCGATGTTCCTGTCCGCGACCTCGATGGCGTGGCTTACCGCCGAACCCGGCTGCAAGTGACAGCTATGGCTGAGACGCAACCGGAGGCGGAAAAGGCAGCTGACGCAGTGGTGGACGCAGTGGAGGGGTTTGCGGGGCAGATGGCAGGCGCTCTTCATGTCATTCTAGCCACAGCGGAGGCCGAAGAGCAGGTGGATCAGGAGGGTGTTGACGAGATCAGGCACCACGTGGACGTGGTGATCAAGTACAAGAGGTGATAACGGTTGGGCGAATCTGCAGGGTTGGGCACGACGTTTCTGCGGGAGACGGACACGCCCGGAACATATGACGCAATTGCGCAGATCGCATCGATTACCCCGCCGCAGTTACAGAGAGACACAGTGGAGGTAGAAGACCTAGCGCCGGCCGACGACTTCAAGAAGAAGCTCGTCGGCTTAATCGACGGCGGGGATATGTCATTGACTTTGAACTTCGATCCCGAGTTGCAGGGGCACAAGGACTTGGAAGACGACTTCCATGCCGGGCTGACGCACAGTTACCAGATCAAGTTCAAGAGTGGCGGATACTACACAGTCTCCGGCGTAGTCACTCAGTTTGCGCCGCAGGAGATCACTGCCGGCGACGTGCTCCAGGCGGAAGTGACGATTGCCGTTGACGCAAAGCCGGAATACACAGACGCGCCGGCAGGCTAATCACGACTAAAAAGAGGTGTATATAGATGGCTGAAGCTACGGGCCTAAAGACCAAGTTTTTTCTTGGCAGCACGAGAATAGGCCAACTGACTAGCATCACTCCTCCGGGTCCGCAAAGGGATACGGTGGAGGTGGAAGATCTTGATCCTACCGATGAGTTCAAGAAGAAGCTGGTGGGACTCATTGACGGCGGGGATATGTCCTTGACTCTGAACTTCGATCCCGAGGACGCGGGGCATGCGGCGCTTGAAGCGGCGTTCTACGCCGGGACGGTGCAGACGTGCTCGATCAAGCTGAAGAGCGGCAAGGGTTGGGAGTTTCAGGGCTATGTGACTCAGTTTGCACCGCAGGAGATCACTGCTGGAGACGTGTTGCAGGCAGAGGCGACCATCGCGGTTGCCAGTAAACCCACCTACAAGACGATAGCGCTAACATAAGGAGGGACGCAATTGGCTGAAATCAGAATACTGACAGCGGATGACATACTGAGAGCCGAAGACCTGCCTCGCGAACTGGTGGAAGTGCCTGAGTGGGGCGGAGCGGTATACGTGCGCGGACTCACGGCGTGGGAGCGCAGCGAGTTCGAGAATGAGATGTTCGACTTGAAGAGCAAGCGCATCAAGCCCGGCAAGAAGGGCAGGAAAGCCGCCGAGGAAGACGTCGACATGAAGATCGACATGAAGCTGATGCGCGTCCGCCTTCCGGCCATGTGCATGGTAAACGAACAGGGCGACCGGCTGTTCAGCGATGATAGGGTTGAAAAGTTGGGCCGCAAGCATCCTGGTGTTCTCGACCGCATATCGGCCGTTGCCCGGCGTCTGTCGGGCATGGAGCCTGATGAGGATGAGGCGGGGGAAGATTAAGGGCCAATCCTAATCGAAGATTCTGCTTCCGATTAGCATTGGCCCTTGGCATGACTGTCGGCGAGCTTCTGCACAGAATGAGCGCCCAGGAGTTTTCGGAGTGGTGGGCGTTTTATCAGATGGAGCCATGGGGCTGCGAGGTAGATGACTTTCGCGCCGGGTTGGTGGCGGCGACTGTGGCCAACACCAGCCGAGACGCCAAGAAGCACAAGAAGCCTTTTCAACCCAGCGACTTCATGCCGAATTACGAGACGCCGCCCGTGCCGGAGCAGTCACCGGAGGATCATGAGCGGATCATGGGTATGTGGGGCCGGGTATGGGAAGAGAAGTTCGACATGGGCGGCTCGTAATGGGCCGCCCATATTGAGTAGGTGAGTCTATGTCCACCGTGGGGACATTTTCAATAGCCCTGACGCTCAATGCCGCTCGATTCCAGAGCGGACTGAGCAAGACCGAAAAAGAGTGGAATCGTTTCTCTCGCTCTATGATGAGACACAGCAAGCAGATGCCCGAAAGCATCCAAAAAGCATTGCCTGCTTCGCTGGCATTCGGCAAGCAGATCTCGAAAGTCGCTGCCATAACAAGCGCAGCATTCGCGGTATCTGCCGGTGCGGCGGCGGCATGGGGCATCAAGCTCGCTGAATCTTATGAGCAGAGCCAGATGGCGTTTACTACGCTTCTGGGCGACGCGAAGAAGGCGCAGGACTTCCTGGACCAGCTGGAAGTTCGCGCCCGCAAAACGCCGTTCGGCTTCATCGGCCTGCAGCAAGTGGGCAAACAGCTCCTGGCGTTCGGTTTCGCTGCGGAGAAAGTCCACAAGATGCTTGATCCCATCGGCGATGCGGTTTCTGCTGTCGGCGGCGGGCAAGAAACGCTTGAAAGCATCGCAAAAGCATTTGGGCGCATTCAAGCCCGCGGCAAGCTAACGATGCGCGAAATGCTCAGCTTCGCCGCGGCGGGTATTCCTGCGTGGCGGTTTCTCGCGGATGCAATTGGCACGGACACCCCAAATGCTATGGAGATGGCTCGCAAGGGCATGATCTCCGCGGACGATGCGATAAGCGCCATTTTGGCGGGCATGAACAAGCGCTACAAAGGCATGATGGCGCGACAGGCTGCTACTATGCGCGGTATGAGAGACCAGATCCGGGACGCATCGGAGACCATCGCCAGGGGATTCGGGCAAGACATAATCCGAATATTCCGGCTCGACAAGGCAATGCAGAAACTAGTGGAATCTACGGGGCGATTCGCAGACTTAGTGCTGGAGGGCGGATTCATCAACGCTCTCAAGAAGGCGTTCCCTGTGTGGCTGCAACCCGTGATCATGGGTATCGCTGGAGCCATCACGGGGGCCCTAGTGCCCGCTATCGTGGCTTGGCTGATTCCCGCGCTTGCAAAACTGAAAGTGGCTCTCTGGGCTACGCTCGCGCCCCTGCTGCCGTTCATCAAGATCGGCGCGGCGGTAGGACTGGCGATATGGGCGCTCGCGCGCATTCTGGACATGTTCGGCGCCAAATGGAGCCAAGTGTGGGCGGTGGCTGTGCGTGTGCTGTATACCGCTTCCGGTATGATCTACAGAGCTATCGGGGGCATCATGTACATCCTGTCGTGGATCGTGCCTTCTCTGCGCGGAGCAGCGCAGGCAGTGATAGATTTCGGCAGCAGCCTAATGGATTACGGCAAGGCGTTTTACGACGCAGCGTTCGCGCAGAAGCGCTTGGGAGCCACCGGGAGCTGGGCCGCCAACTCGCAAGAGGAACTCGCAGATGCAATGAAGGCGGCGGCGAAGGCGGCGCAGACAAACCTGCAGAGCTTCGATGAAGTTCACACCATCCAAGACGAGATGGCCGATCTGGACTGGGATATCGGCGACTGGGATGAGATGGGCTTTGATCTGCCCGATGTCGATGGCTCGTTCGGCGGCGCGATGAGCGGTATAGGCGACACCATAGCAGACATAGGCGAGAAAGCGTCAAAGGCGTTCAACGACATCGAAACAGCCATGAATCCCGTCAGCAATCTCAGCGCTAATATCGGTGAAGGCTTGGCGAATCTCAAAGAGAAGATCGGAGCGCTCGGCCCGGCTGCGCAGAATCTGTGGCAGAACATCAAGACCGATTTCGCCCAGGAGTGGGCTGCCTGCAAGCAGGAAGTGGAGCGGTCGTGGGAGTCCCTCAAAACCGGTGCTGCCACTGTATGGACAAACATCCAGGAGAAGGCAAAAGAGGGCTGGGAAGGACTCACGACCGGCATTGGCAATGCCTGGACCGGCATCAACGAAGGTGCTTCCGGCGCCTGGGACGGGATCAAGGGGACTGTTGAGGGCGCTTGGAGCGGAATCAAAGACTCCGAGCTGTGGGGCGGGATTGTCGACACCGTTGGAGGCGCTTGGGAAGGCGTCAAGACAGGCGCAGAGACCGCATGGCAAGGCATCGCCGGAGTGCTCGGACCGGCGTGGCAGGGCATATCGGGCTCCGCCGAAGATACCTGGGCCGGGCTTACGGATTATATCGGCGGCGCATGGGAGCGCATGTCCACAGGAACCGATGCGGTTTGGCAAGACATAAGCGGAGGATTAGGGGCCGCTTGGGACGGTATTAGCGGCGCGGCATCGGGGACATGGGCGGGAATCACGGGTTCCATTGGCGAGTCTTGGGGTGCCATCGCGGATGATGCCGATCAAGCATGGACCAACATCACCGGGTGGCTCGGCGATTTCTGGCATGGGCTTGGGCCGCTTGCCGAAACGGCATGGGGCAGCTTGTCTGGCACGGTTTCTGGAGCGTGGAGCGGAATCGAATCCGGCGCGAGCACCGCGTGGGATAGTATTACGGACACGTTGTCTAGCGCATGGGAAGGCGTAGCAACTGGCGCGGGGACCACGTGGGGCAACATCGAGAAGACTGTCGTTGGGGCATGGGACGGGCTGACAACATCCGCGTCTACGACATGGAACGGACTTGGCTCGACCATAGGCGGGGTATGGGATTCCATAACAACGTCGGCAGAAACGATGAGCGGCGATGTTTCCGCTGCCGTCAAAGGCTGGGTAGATAATGCCGTGGACTGGGTAACGGGTATGCCCGAGAGGATACCGGTCACGGTAAACAGCTGGGCGACCGGCATAATGGATACTGCCTCGCAATTGAAGGACACTGCCGCAGAGCGCGTGAAGGACTGGGCCGACGGTGTCGTGGGCTGGGTGACAGGCGTTCCTGACCGCATACCCGCCACGGCGAACGATTGGGTAGCAGGGATTGTGAACTCTGCGGTCGGTCTAAAAGACGGCGCGGCACAACACGTCAAGACGTGGGCCGATAACGTAGCGGATTGGGTATCCGGACTGCCGGATCGCATTCCTTCTACCGTGAACGATTGGGCAACAGGGATCATGGATTCTGCGGTTAGCTTGAAGGATACCGCCGCCGAAAACGTAAAGACCTGGGCTAACAACGTGGCCAGTTGGGTAACTGGGTTGCCTGACCGGATTCCCGGCACGGTGAGCGATTGGGTCGACGGCATAGTGAGTTCTGCGGCGAATCTGAAAGACAATGCCGCCGAGAGTGTCAAGACCTGGGCCAACAGTGTAGCGAATTGGGTGACCGGACTACCCGACCGAATACCCGCAACGGCAAGCGATTGGGTGTCCAGTATTGTGGATGCTGCGGCGAATCTGAAGGATTCTGCGGCGGAACACGTCAAGGCATGGGCGGATAGCGCGGTCGCATGCGTTACCGGCGTTCCGGGGCGGATTCCCGACACGGTGAGCGATTGGATGGGCGGGATTGCCGCCTCTGCTGCTGGCTTGAAAGATACCGCCGTGGAACACGTCAAAGCCTGGGCAGACGGCGCGGTAAAGTGGGCGACTGACGTTCCTGGCCGGATTCCCGGCACGATCAGTGATTGGACTGGCGGCATAGTGAGTTCTGCGGCGAATCTGAAAGACAATGCCGTGGAGCACGTCAAAGCGTGGGCCAATGGAGCTGTTCAATGGGCGACTGACGTTCCCGGGCGCATCCCAGCCACAGTCAGCGACTGGATTAAGGGCATCGTAGGCTCCGCGTCCAATCTCGCAACAAGCGCAGTGTCGCATGTGAAAACATGGGCCGACGGAGCTGTGCAGTGGGCAACGGATGTTCCGAGGCGTATACCCGCTACGGTGAGCGATTGGGTAACGGGCATTGTTGGGGCGGCTTCTGGTCTAGCGACAAATGCGGTCGCGCATGTGAAAACATGGGCCGACGGAGCTGTGCAGTG